TGTGCTGGCCTATTTGATGGTGAGGGTAATGTTAATTATGCTCAGTATAGAGTTAAAAATAAAAATCATAAAAAATGGAATGTAGCTTTAGAGATTGCTATGACAGATCTTGAAACTGTACAAATGTTTCATAATGTTATTAGAGAGGGAACTATACATCATAAACAAAACAAAGGTCTTGGTAGAAAACCACAATGGAGATGGAGATGCAGCCATCAACAAGCTCTAAGAGTTGCAAAAAAATTAATTAAATATTCGACAGCTAAGAGAGATAAACTTATGAAAGTTATAAATCACTATGAGTTTAAAAAGTCGGCAGAATCCCTAAGACAAAAGAGTAGTTTTTTTAAATAACTACTGGCCGTTCAAAGTTACTCTAGCATCAACAACACTTTGGTCGTTGATTTTAACTTTTAGGCTTTTTAATTCGATATCGATCCATTTCATATCTGGGGTAACTCTACCCTGTGATAACGCTTGGCTGGCCCACTTCGATTCCAGCTGTAACTTCTTCGATACCAACTCCTGTAGTGACATTGCTGTCTACCTCCTCAAAAGTTATGTAAACTCTATTACCAAGAAAAAAGCCTTCATCTTTAACTTTAACTTGGCCTTCGCTTACTAATTTTGAAAACTTATTTAAGGCATCCTGATCATTATCCGCCTTTAGGGTATGGTCTATATAAGACTCTCCGTGACGGGCTTGGATACGATAAGTCTTCATAGGATAGTATAAGATATTTTGAGAGATTCGTCAATATTCCATCCATC